GTGTAGTCTTTGATCCACTGCCCTGCGTAAGTATCTTCAATGATAGCAAAGTCCGGCTTAGTGTTATAAACCTGTATCATGACTTCTTCAAATCCACGGGGACGTTGTAGAATAGTTAATTTGCGACTCTGTGGATGCCAATTAAAACCAATAAATGAACCAAACATTTTGCCTACTAGTTCCTGATACTGACTAAACAATTCATAAGTTAATAGACCGCCCATGTTTGTTGATGATAACAAATAGGTATTTGTATAGGCCAAGTTGAATGGTTCAAATACAGTGCCGCCGGTTCCATTACCTGTTCTAGATCCGACGCTTCGACGGAAAATCTGTCGAACTTGCTGAACTTCTTTTGGTAGAATATAGTCGTTTTGATTTTCTTGAAGTGTCAAAAACATATAGCTTTCTTCAACAGCATTATCTGAACGTTGGCGGAAAACGCCTAAGCTGCGGGCTAGGGCAGTTTCGTAGTGTATAGGATCTAATTCTATATCGATCATGCCGTCGCCTAGCATGGCTTTACAGTAGTCGTATACGCTTTGTTTGGATTGATCAATTTGGCTCATACTGTTATTTATCGTAGCGGTAAATATACTACTATGCCAAGACTCAGTTTATACCGACCCGAAAAGGGCAATGACTACAAATTTATAGATAAAACCGCCTGGGAAATGTTCCAAGTTGGCGGTACAGATGTGCTTGTTCACAAGTACATAGGGCCCGGTACAAGCTCTGAAAATACACCTGCTACTCCTAGTTATACAGGAGATAGTGTAAGCAACATTCAAGATTTATTATTCTTAGAAAACCGTGATCGAAAATACGATCCCGACATTTATCAGTTGCGTGGAGTTTATAGTCTACAAGATATAGATTTTAATCTAAGTCAGTTTGGCTTGTTCTTACAAAACGACACTATTTTTATCACCTTTCATATTAATGATACAGTAGAAAAATTAGGCAGAAAAATTATTGCAGGCGATGTAATCGAATTGCCGCACTTAAAAGACGAGTATGCACTTAATGATTTACAGTTTGCATTAAAAAGATTTTTCGTCATAGAAGAAGTTAGTCGAGCTGCTGAAGGATTTTCAGTAACTTGGTATCCACATCTTTATCGTGCAAAATGCAAACCTCTAGTTGATAGTCAAGAATTCAAAGACATTCTAGATGGTGTTGCTGGAGAAGGCAGCGATAAAACATTGCGTGATATCATGTCAACATATGAAAAAGAAATGCAGATCACACAGGCAGTTCTTGATCAAGCAGAAAGTGATGCTCCTAAAAGTGGATACGATACTACACGTCATTACATGATACAAAAAGATGATAATGGCAGGGTAGAACTTGTAGACGCTTCAACTACTGCTTCGTTGGCTAGTTTCCAAACGCAGGCTACCGATGCACAAGGTAATTTATTATTTGACGATGAAAATAATCCAATCTATGTAGGGCTAACTGCCAGCACAATATATCAAAGTCCAGAATATAACGGCCCTATGATCGGCGATGGGGACGGAATACCCCCAAACGGGGCTCCTTTTACTGCAGGGATTACATTTCCTATTGCTCCGTCTATTGGACAGTTCTGTTTAAGAACAGATTATCTGCCTAAGAGATTGTTTAGATATAACGGCACTAGATGGGTAAAGGTTGAAGACGTGACAAGAATGACTATGAGCAATATGGGCTACGAGGACGTGGTTGAAGGTGGTTCACCTAACGATGTATTCTTAGATAAAGATGTAAGAATAACTCAGAAGACCAGCTTTATTAATAATAATGCAGAAGCTAGAGTTAACGGACATATAGTTAAAGAAAAACAAAGCCTTTCTAAGGCGCTTAGACCAAAGGCGGATGAGTAATGGACTATTTTTATGACGGGCAGATAAGACGATATGTAACACAGTTTATGCGTGTGTTTATAGGTTTCAAATATAAAACAGGGGACGGAACGCTAAGACATGTGCCTGTAATGTACGGAGACATGACTAGGCAGGTAGCAGCTATTATCAAAGAAAATTCAGAAAACAAAATGTCCACTGTGCCTAAAATTGCTTGCTATATTAGTGGATTAGAAATGGATACCAGTAGACTAGCCGATGCTAGTTTTGTTAGCAAATTAAATATCAGCGAACGTGCTTGGACAGAAGAAAACGGAGAAATTGGTTATAAGAATTATCAAGGTGCAGGCTATACTGTTGAAAGACTAATGCCTACTCCGTTTAAGTTAACTATGAAAGCAGACATTTGGACTTCAAATACTGATCAAAAACTGCAATTAATGGAACAAATATTGGTATTGTTTAATCCTAGTTTAGAAATACAAACTACAGATAATTATATCGATTGGACTAGTCTTAGTGTAATAGACTTGTCTACGTTGAATTTTAGTTCTAGAACTATTCCGCAAGGCAATGAAAGTGAAATTGATATCTGTTCAATAGAATTTAAAATGCCAATCTATATTAGTCCTCCTGCCAAGGTCAAGAAACTGGGTGTTATTAGAAATATTGTGGCAAACGTATTTGGTGAAACTGGCGATATTCTTGCATTAGACGACTTAATATATGCTGGCATCGGCAACATGATTCATACTAGAAATGTCAGCGGAAACTTTAGAATACTGTTGTTAAAGAGCAATAACGATCAAGCCAACGACTTTGATGTTTCTATTGTTTCTCCTAGCGAAGTAGTAATAAACAAGACCGGTCTTGAACCTCCCTACAAAACAGGAGATACTGTAGATTGGAATACTATTGTTAATCAATACGGAGGATATATTTCTGGTATCAGTAAAATATTCTTCTTGCAAGCCGACGGCAATGAGCTAGGCGGAACTTTTGTAATAAATGAGCTAGATCCTACTCGTTTACTAGTCAGTCTAGAAGATCGACCATCTAATACTGTAATCTACAGTGCGGTATATCCTAACGGACGTACAACGGTAGATGCAATTGTAGATCCTTATAAGTTTAATCCCAAGAGACCTAACAAAGAAAGTTCTGATCAAACAATAGTTGCCGGAGCAAGATATTTGGTATTAGACGATGTCAATACCAGTACATCAGTTGGTACCACTGTTAAAAATCCTCCATTTAATCCTCAGTTTTCCTATGACGGTCCAGACGGGTGGAAAAACTTAAACGGTAGCGATCCTATTATCCATGCAAACAGTATTATAGAATGGACAGGATCTGAATGGGTTAATTTAATTCCAGAGTGGGTTGTATCTTCTCCTGGCCCTTCTCAGCTAAACTTGATTGCTTATGTACAGAATCAAATAGTAATATATGATGGTGTTGCCTATCAAGCAACAGCAAATATGACTCAAGAAGAAAATACTATAGTCCCGTCAGATAACGATAAGTTCCTGGCCATTAGTCTACTCTTTCAAAATTTAAAAACAGGTATACAATATCGTTGGGGATCTGACAGTCAATGGATGAAGAGTTTTGAAGGTGAGTACGCATCAGGATACTGGAGGTTCGACCTAGATCCGTTATAAGTAATAGATGCAACAACGTGCCGGATTACTTTTCCTTGCTAGAACTACAGGTAGACTGTTATTGATTCTAGAAGATCAAAAATGGACTGTTCCTACATTTCCAAGAAACTCTACCCTTTTAGATGATGCAGAAACTCTGATGTCTAAATATTCTATAGGAAGAATATTACCTATAGAATTGTATCTATCAGAGGATCGAGGGTTTGAATATGGCACATATGTTTGTCTAACAGATAACGAATTTTTAACTTCTGCCAGCCAAACAATATGTTGGGCAAGTTTTGATTGCCTTCCAAAAAATCTGCACAACGGGCTGAAGACAACATTAAATAATCAGCTTATTAGAGCAAAAATTGATACTATAATGGTGCTAGAAAATGATTCCAAAAATACAAAATAGTCAACGGTTTAAAGAAGATTACAATAATTTTCAAAAACAAATTAACGAAATCGAAAACGACGACGTGTTGAAACAAGAGCTTACTGTTTGTTTACAGCAGTTGAAAAGCAACGTGGGCTACATCGATCGTTGCCACGAACAGATGTTTATTAACGGAAAAATATCCTCTGAAGTTTCTGAACTAAGAGAGGAAGTATCTAGACTTAAAACTCTCTTAGAACAAAAACTTGCAACCTATCAGCGATTGCACTCTGCAATTAAGCCTGAGCTTCACCCCAACGCAGAATAACGCCGGCTGGTACTGCTGTTCCAGTAGTTTTAAACACGTTAATAGCCAATACATCTGGTCCATTTGGAAACGCACCTCTACCACCGATAGCAGTAGTTGTAAGTTCTTTTAATTCTCTTAAATCTAGAGCATTTAAACTACCTGGTTGACATAAGAACGAAAATACCTGTTCGCCTGGTAGTGCAAATTGTGGATCACCAAACTGGAAAGTTACTGTACTTGCCGCAGCAATTGAAGTATTTCCGTTTTGAGTAAAGGTAGCTCTAACCACTGTTGTTGCACCAAGCCGTCTAGTGCTAACTGCAGATACTGATGTTCCTGCAGAGAATTGCGTATAAGATGTTGCTATTCGAGTTCCTACCGAAGCTCCGGAAGAATTCCAGGTTGCTGTTGTAAAGAACAAGAAGTTTGTACCTGAATAAGACGCTGCTGTACCAGAAGCAGTAACTGTTGTAGAAACGTTTGTATTACCGCCAATGGTTGCATTTGCACCCGAACTCATAACAATTCTAGTGTAATTCACACTGCCAACTCTTGCATATGACGGTGTTATAGAACTGATAGTTTGTCCGCTAATTACAAAAGTAGTAGCGTTTAATGTGTCTCCTGCTGCTATGCCCGATGTAGTATTATCAGTATCTGTTATCAAAAAGTCTGTTCTGCCTACGGCGTATGCATTAGCATAACCTAAACTAATACTAGAACTAACAGTTACTGTTTGATTTGCGTTAGTTGAACTGTTGGCATTACCGTTGGCTGACATCACAATTCTAGTATATGCTGTACCGAGATAAGCTCTTGTAATACTAGAGATTGTCTGTCCGCCGGTGATAAATGTGGTCAATGATAATCGATCACCAACTCTTAAAGGAGTTGCTGTGATCAAATCGTAAGCACTGTTTAAAATATAAAAATCAGTTCTGCCATTTGATATTGCCTGACCGCCTATTGCAATTCCAGCAGGTTGAGCAATTGCCGTAATAGTTTGACTAACAGTAGTAAATCCTCTTGCTGTTATTGTTGTTGTAAGAGCACCTTGAACAGTAGCAGTAGTAGTTGTACTTGGAACTCCGCCCCAGTTAATAGAACCACCAAGTGCAATTTGCGCGAAACTTGGTTGACCACCTGCTGCCGAACTAGATAAACCTGCCCATGTAATATTACTTGGACTTAACGGATAGTTTCTTGGATTTAAAATGCCTTCAATAACAATTGCGCCAGATCCTGAGTCAGCTGTAATAGCAATTTCATTTAAAAGTAATTGCGCTCTGTTCAATAAATCTCGTTCGCCGAGGTCTCCTACGATAGCGTTAGATACACTAGGTGCTAGTCTAATCATGAATGCTGTCTGCTTGGCTGTTGAAATACTTAAACCGGTAGCAGCATAGTTAAAAATATAGCCTCGATCACTGTCAAACATACCATCAGTTAATAGCGCAGAACCCCAATGGCTAATAGTTGGACTTGTTGTGCAACTAATTAACGATACTCCGGTTCCAACACTGTGTTCTGCAACTACGCCGGCTGTAAATGTTCTATTTTGACCGGCAGTAAATGCTGTGAAAGAAACAGCTCTAGATAAGCCTGATAGAGTTCTACCAGATTTTCCAGAATAGCTTATAACTTCGTTATCGATATACACAATACCCGAAGAAGGGAATCGATCTGCATCTGTTAACGTTAAACTTGATGAAGTAGAAGTCATCGCCTCTGCTAGTTTATTAACAGCTGATCTATTTTCTACTTCATAACGTACAGGCAGGTTAGCAGTACGCATATAAGCTTCGGTGTTTACGTTAGAGTTTCTGATTCTGTGTAAGAATATAAATTTACCGTCGGCGCCCCTCAACATAAACTCAATAAAGCCCGCAGCATACCACGTATACTGCATACCCAACATCTGCATACGCCATGGCAGCATGTTATATCCGCTTGGTCCTGTACCGTCAATTGGATCCATGTTCCAATCTCTTTGAGGAATATATAATTCTTCTGTAATACAAATTCTAGCACCGGTTACAGAGTTTGCTCCTCTCCAGTCAGGTGTTACAGTCATTGAAGTTTGACTCGAGATTGAAGAAACAATATGACTCATTCCTCGAATAACTATCTTGTCTCCGACTTTTAGTTGATCCTGGAATCTAGTTCCAGATCCAGATACTAAATTACTATCAATATTGATAGATGATGTGCCAGACAATTGATTAGTACTACTGCGTCTAACCACTGCCATTTCTTGTCCATCATATTGATAGAATAGACCATTCTGTTCATCGAAAGCGCCAATTCTAACAGTAGCACCGTGCCAACGTTTTAGTAATACCTTACAATCAGTGCCTAAAGAACCACTAAGAGTTGATAGATAGGCATTTGATCTTACTCTAAAACTTCTAGCATCTACAATGCTCTCAACAACATACTCTCCGTTGTATTCAAACGATACCATACCAATAATTTCAATTTCAGCTCCTGGCTGTAGTCCGTGGTCAGTATCATCACAGGTAAATGTTATGAAACTGTTAACCTCAGGAGAAACTGCTGTAGCCGAAGAAATATTATAACTAGGTGCAAATAAACCGCCAGTTGTATAC